GCTTTAATATCAGTCTGGACATTACCATAAAAAAATATTTCATCTCCAAATGTATGTCCTGTTGTATTAGAATTTGGTGTTAATGTTATAAGATCACTTAAATTATAATCATTATTTATTGTTTCTGTAAGTTTAGATTGATCTAAATTTATTCTTAATTTATTTATTGCGATGGCTGTATACATAGTTGATATTGGATTACCACCTAAACCACTTGCATCTAAATAAAATATAGATATTTGTGATGCATCTGCAGGTATAAATGTTAATTCTACACGTCTATCTGCTGTTGAACCTGTTGGAAAAACATCATAGTTGTTGGAGCTAATTAATAATCCATTATAAAACAAATAAACAACACTATTATTAGGTTGTGTTTCCAACGCTAAAGATACTGTAGATCCCCGTAAATAAATTCCGTCTGAATATGTACTACCTGATGGAACACCACCAATAGGAACAATATAATCTTTTTTAAACGTACTTGCTGAAGTTGTATCCCCAATAAGATAATGAAACTGAACTGTATATCCCATATTAAGTATTGCTGGATTGATCAGAATATCTGTTCTGTTTGGTGTGGTGGAAGTATATGTAAAATAATCACCATCTACGCCTATGGTTGTTCCTGTTGTTGCTTTTTTTAAAATTAATCCATTTAAAGATACTAATACATCACCAATTTCTTTATTTTTTAATGTATAAGCATAATTAGTAAAACTATTTGGGTATATGGTTGCCTCAGTATAAAGCTCAAAATTATCACACAAATCTGAAGTTGAATCAATACATCCATTTGCACCAATATAACGACTAACGTTCATGTAATTCCAGGTGGTTGGATTTGGTTTCGCATTTTCTTGTGTTTTTTGCCATAACAATAACATATTATTGGTTTTAAAACCATAACCGTTTGGATCTGTATAATTTTTCAAATAACTAAATTCACTATATGTCGGATCAGAATTATCATTAGGAAATTCAAAAACAACATCTTTAGGTGTTGTGGTTGTATTAGTTGCTGTAGCATAGTCCTCACATTGAATTCCAGTTAATCCTTTATCATCTTCAAAAAGATAAGTCAAATGTAATGATTCTCCCGTTTTAAGTATCCCAACTACACTAGAACCATTACAGACACCTGGTTCAATCAAGGTTAATTTTGGTTTTGGAAGCGTCCAATTTCTATTCGATTTATAGCACATTGCTGTTAAAAGTTCTTGATGTTCAATCAATATAATTTTTTCATTTATTAATACCTTTCCTACAATTGTTGGGTTTTTCTCCTGATCGATGAGATTGTAATATTTTATATTTGTTGGCGTATTATGGACCTGTGTATCACATATAAATGTATAACCAATTTCATTAGCTAACCCCACACCATTAAATTGTTTTTTATGCCACATTAAATATGGTATTTTCAATTTAAATGTATTGCTATAAAAACCTTCACCGTAAAAATTACTTACAGTATTATTTGTGTAATGAATAACACCGACTTTATTTAAAGCATTTGTTGCAAAATAATCATAATTTATTGCTGTACCCCAATAATCTCTTGAGGTTGCAGTATATTTTCCCTTATAAGTTGTACTATCAAGACCGATAATATCCTCAATTGTAATTATTGACATATTCCACACTGGGATATCATTTGGTACCTCAGTGCAGTTTGTCGTGAAATCTAATAAACCACTACTCCAATAAGCAATTGGAATATCTTTATCATAATAATCCTTTATCGTGTTTATTCCAGGATAGATAAATGCGTTGAATTTATATGAATCAAATGATGGCATATCCCTATCAACAGTTATTTCGATAGTTGTTCCTGTAGTAAACCCACTTATATCATAACTTGTATTTCCACTAACCTTTTGTATTACATACATTAAATACGGAATAGGATCTTTAGGTAAGTCATTTACAATTTGTGTTGTTCCACTATAAGTCGTTGTATAACCACTTGTAAGCATCTTGGTGAAGAGATAATCACCACTTTTAATAACGGAGCTATAATTAGAATTGATGATTGATCCCGTGTTACATGTGATATATAAGGTACTTCCTGATGTATAACCAGTTAAATTACCCGCTAACCATAATGAACTATTTATTGTTATGCCAGTGGTTACACCTGTGGTAACACCACCTGCGGTATTATAATAAAAAAAACCTCTTTCTTTTGCCGATGCATGAATTTCATTTGGATATGCACTCATTATTGAAATTGGAACTTTATATATACCACCTTCACTTGGGACGGGGTATTGGATATCGTGCGCATTATCAGCAGGTCTTAATATATTAATATTAGTTGGGTTGTCTGAACTATAGTCCATTTCGCCATCTCCAAGTCCAAAAGAGTTAAATTTAAGATTACCAGAGGCAATATTTTTTCTCCCTATATCAGTCAACTTTAAATTAACTAATGGTTCATTTTTTTTAATTATATAACTCATTTATGTTTTTTCTATAAATAGATTTATTTTAGTTTATAATCCCACATTTTTAATATTTATCTTACTTACATCATATATTGAGGAATTTAAAATATTCGTGGTTGTGCCATCTTCAATACCTTTCAAGTTAATAACTAATGTTGCGTTAGACGTAACACCTTTAATGGTTATTGTTCTTGTTTCAATTTGTGCTGAAGTACTTAATTCAGTTTTCAAGAAATTATTATCTACAGTAACATTTTTTACATAAAGATCTAAATTATCCAATTTGGCTGATTTGAATTGTGTTTGTTTAGATTTAGTATCATATGAAATACTAATTACTAAATTAGTTCCTGGATTAACGTTAAGAGATTTATTAAATCCTTTCGTTGTTACATTATATGTCGTTGTCGTTGTATCAATACTATTTAAATCACTTGTTGTAATTAATAAACTTGATGATGCTTGCGCTGTTGTCCCAACAACAACATTTACAATATATGAAAATGTTTCAGCTGTTTGCGGAACGGTAACTAGATTTGGAGAAAACATTATCTGCCTATCAAGTTTAGTAACATCAGTGTCGAATAACAACCCAAATATTGTTGTTGCTACATGACCACATGGATTTGAAATTTTTAATTTACCCATAAACTCACCAGTTAACGGATAACCAACAACATCCTTATCTACATAATAATCCATCCAAATATCATTTCCTACTTGTCTAAAATCAGCAGTACCTTGTTGTTCAACTGATATTCTATTACTATCTGTTACATCATAAAATTTATTTAATCCAGTCATCAACATATTATTAATATTGTTATCAGTTGTACCACTTCCGATAAACGATCTATTTGTAAAACCAGTTTTTAATTCATGATTCGATTTGAACATGTATAGAGAATTTTTGACATCATCAGTTAAACTATTAATGGTTGATTCAAATACAGTAACCTTTGTTCTGTCTTTATAAAAAGTAAAATTATTAACCAAACAAAAATCCCTTTCAATCCAATTATCAATGTCGGCATATGGTTGTATCCCACCAGTTGTTACTGTAAATCCAGTACCTACATATTTATACAATACACCCCTATTAACAACATATTTATTTCCCATATAAAGTGTGGTACCTGTATAAGTTGTGCCACTAACACTATTGTAAATACTATCAGTAATAAACCAATTTTTTGGATTATTCCTTTCTGTTGTTAAACAAAGTCTTTCGAATAACGGATAAATGCCTCGTGCTTCATTTGCTCTTGGGTGAGTAAAGTATGTGGTTGAATTTTCAGATGGTTTAATATATAAATTCGTTATTCCATATCTTGATGTACCATTTACATCATTGTAGTTATCAGTTACCGAAGTGCCTGTTCCGTAACCAGTTGTAATTCCAGTATAAATTCCCGAAGTTCCTGGAAATCCAGCAGCTGCTGATCTATATAAATTATATGTATTTATAACCTCGCCATTTGACAAATATGTATAAGCTGTATCCGTAAAATGTTTTAATGGTTGTAATATTTTATTCCATCTTCCAGCAGTTCCTGATGTACCAGCAGTTCCTGTTCCATTATTATTAATTTGTGGCATAATACTACCATTAAGACTAAGCACCAAGGTTTTTGGTAGTCTAACAGCTGTAGAACAATAATTTAAGTTAACTGTCGGATCTGGGATCCCAGGATGTGATGCTGATTCATATACACCATCAATAAGCCCATCCAATGCGCCACCGTATGTACCAATAGATTTGTGATCAAAAATCAACGGACTTGGTAAAATTCTCCAGTTTGCGGTTGATCCGCTCGGAGTCGAATTCGTATTCCGTGTCCTTGCAACATAAAACCTATATGTATTTGTGTTGCCTGTTGGGTAATATACAAATTCACCAGCTTGATATGTCTGACCTGAAACCCAGATTACATTCTTAGGATAAACATATTTAAAATATTCATCATAATATTCTGTTGGAACAGTGGTTGAACCAGTGACTTTTGATATTAAAATGTCACCAAGTTGCCAATCAGTATAACCAGTTGTACCATATGCAACTTCTTTTTTATTTATATAATCATATAAATTTGTGTTAGGCGTATTAAAGGATTTTAAATCCTCATAACCCCAAGGTGTAAAGTTGGTAGTATTATATTTCTCAATTTCGATAAAACACGATCTTGAACCTCTTGGTTGATAGATTTCGTGTATTTCGGATATAGTTGTTGCTGAAGTTGTAGCATCATAATATTTTATGCAGTGTTCTGTGTGAATTTCATTTATACAAACATAAAGCTTATCTACCGTTTCAATTTGTATTGTATTACCACTTACGACTTTTTTATAGTTACCCACTGACACTTTAACAATATCATTAAGATTATAGTTGATTACTTGTGAATTAAACTGCGGCACGACATTCAATATGGCTTTATATATTTCGGTATCATAGACGGCATTTTCCAAGGCGTAAAATCCAGTTGTTGTTCCAGTTGTTGAGACATAACGTCTTTTACTTTTTATTTCATTAAGAATATTATTAGAATAATCAAGTCCAAGTGAATCCTTTAACCCACTATTTTGACTCTGGAATATAACGCCCGTTATTGTTGCGCCAGTACCCATTGCAACTTCATTATAAAAACTATATTTTGGAATATAGTTAATAGTTCTCGTATGGTCAGAAAGTCTTTTGGATATAATTTTGCCAATTGAAATTGAGTTCGTCACGTCACTATTTTCTGTGATCTTTATAGTATTTCCAAGGTGATAATCAATAAAGGTTAGATCTTTTTCGAAATCACTTGTTTCAAACCCAACGTTTATCGATCTGTTATTAATGATAGTAATCGAATTCGCAGGAATATTTGAATTTTTACTTCTTACTTTGAGGGTGAATGATATTTTATCAAAATTAATATTTTTATCATAACTTGTTACATCAGATATGAATTCTGTGGGTGCAAATTTATCATAATATGGTTTAAATAATTTATTAAACAGATAACTCGGTTCAGTATTATATTTAACATTAACTAGTGGAATATTATTATATTTTCCATCTGCCGTATTAAGGATTAAATTAGATGTATCAAGATTGAGATCGTTATAAATTGGCTTGATTGAGAAACCCTCATCGAAATAACCATTCTGAACATTACCAGTATTGAAGAAGACTCTAAATCTAGGATCGTTTAATTTAACATAATCTGTTTCGTTCGGATCGTCATGTAAATATTCAATTTTTTCATATCGTGATAAGGTACAATTCTGAGTAATTGGTTCAATTACAAGATAAATCTTTTCACCAGCATTAAAGAATCCTGAATATTGATATAGACGCTCTCTCAATGAAGCATCATCACTACCAGTGAATGAAATCATCTGTACATCGTATATTATTCCAGATGATCCTATTAGTTTTATGTTTACACTCTGTTCTGTATTCAATACAGATTCAAAATATAAATTAAAGTTAAAATTAAGGTAAGAATTCTTGATGATTTTATAGTAACCAGGATTTGAACTACCTAATGTTAAATCATCACCAATTGTAACAAAATTATTATTAAGTGATTCAATGGATACATAATTATCCTTATCAGCAATGAGTTCTAATCTATCATTTAAAGTATGTGTGAAAATCTCTTCATCATTTGTTGTGTAGAAAGGACCTATTTTAGTTGAATCGATTGGATATAAACCATCGAATATAAGACTTATTGAATCTGATATAAACAATTCATTATTAACAACATTATCTGCAACTCTAAATGTGGTTTGTGGTGTTGCGCCACTAAAAATATGTAATAATTTTAAAGATTGTGTTAAGTTTATTGAATATTTATCAATTTTAGGGTCTAACTCAATATAAGAGATGTAGGCAGGATCAATATGCATAAAAGGATCTGTTCTCGTTCTTTCATCATATGTTTCATATAACCCACCTGTTGTGCCTGTTGTAGTTGAACTTTCGGTACCAATAAGAGCTAACCCATCAATGACACTTATTGGGTAGGATGATGTTCCTGTAACGGTACTGCTAGTTACAATATAGATATTACTTGCCGAAACTGTTTTAGTAAAATCGGTAAGACTATTATTAGCTATTATTTCACCTTGATAGTATATTTTACCAACAACCCATGAAAATCTTTTCTTATATGGAATTGTCCAGTTATATTTGTTACCATATAGAACACCTATTGATTTCAAACCATCCATATTTTTACTATATCCATAATATTTAGGTTGATTCAAAGTTAATGATGAACCAAACTCATCTATATAGGTTGCGTGAATTATTGGTGAAATACTACCTATGGTAACGCCAGTCATGTTATAATAACAAACATGTGGTTTTGGTGGTGGACAATCATAATCTATTTGAATCCTAACATACGCCAATCCTCGTCCAATACTATTCATAAAGAATGATCGCAATTCATCGCTTATCGTATATCCAATACCACCAATATAATCACTGAATGTGATGGTTCTCGAATCGGCATCTAACGATATTTTATCCCATATTTTATATTCGGTACCACCAGATACAATATATGCACTATTTGGTGGGTATGCAGCAAATGATGTATCAGTATGAATTTCTTGATTTTTCCCAAATAAAGTCCATGTGTTTAATCTATATAAATTATCATTATAAAACACAAAAACACCATATCTTGTTGCACCTGTTCCTGGTGTGTTAATATTTCCACCATAGGTTACATCAGCATAATCAATACCAGATTCCCAAAGATAAAAACTACCTTCACTTTCATCGCAATAATCAAACATTGTGTAATAGACGCCAAAATATTCATTTACTGTCGGGTCAGTACCACTTATTCTTGCACCAAGTTTAGCTTGAATAATATAAGGTTCAATTGTACCCTGTTTTGTTTCGCCTATTATACCAACATTTTCAATGGGGTTAATCGCACCAGACATAACAGGTTTTAATGCTTTTTGTTGAAATTCAGAACCATCTGTTCCCAACCATTCAACATCATTATTTAAACCATGTTTATATATGTGTTTGTTATCCAAAAATATGGAATTTTGTATTTTATTACCAGCATTTATAATTGTAGTTGCTGGGACAAATTGCTCGATTAATTTTACCCACGATGTATCAAATTTATTCAGAAATTCTAACGTTCTCATTGTCGTCATCGGATTTCCTAATGAAGCTAGATAATCAAAATACACTTTTGATAGAGTAGGATAAACCTTTATGGTTTTTCTATTTTTTGGGTTTATGAAATTATCTAAACATTTTTTTAAAAAAACATTAAAAGAAACATCCTTTGCATCAAATTTTAAAGAATCATCGATATTAAGATCAATATTAACAACACCAATATTTCTAACATATTGTCTATAAATTGAAAGATCCTGAATCCTATTCGATCCAAGATAAACTTCAAACTCTTTTGAGTTGATAGCTAAGTCTGAATGATCAATTGTGTATTCAGTGTAGCCATTTCTAATGTCTGATACATGATCAGTTATTTCTGTTGAATAGACCCACGATTTAACGTTATCTACCGTTCTTTGAAGATCGAATAAAAAAACATTATTAAATTTTTTATACGCATTGATGTATGTTTTACCAAAATCAAATTCACCGACATTATATTTATCTTCATATAGATACCCACCGTTTTGTTGAAAGTGAATTCCAATTGGTACAGTCGGGAAACCATTAATGTCAAATGGGACATTTTGTAATAATTGCGTTGGGTCATCTATTGTTGAGGTCTGGTATATTTTATTCAAACTATCAAGAACATCTAATTTTCTTTCGGCAACATAAATGTATTCATTTAAATCAAAAATATCATCTGGAAGACCAACTAATTTTAATATAAATTCAATTGATTTTCTGGTACCTTTAGATTTGTATAGATAGAATGAATTTATCAAAATCCTTCTCCATAGTTCAATATCTATTTCGGCAGGTGTTGTACTTTTTTCAAGTGTCGTATTATTAAAATCAAATAATGATGCAATCAAAGTATCTTCATCTTGAATTTCATATGTTTTAAACCCAAGCATTGTTGCATAATTCTTAATAAGTAAATCAGGAACATTCTCGATTTTATTATAGCTCACATTTCTCATGAATGTAATGCCATCGATGTATTTCTTAACTTCATCAAATGTTCGACCATATAACTCTAACAAAAGATTAAATTTCCTGTCTTCAGTATCATATTCTTTAAGTGAATCAGTTGTTAAAAATCTAGCAATAAGTTTAGTTTTGATGGTGTCATAGCTATCAGCGATATCATTTAATTTTGTTGTATATTTATCAAATTTATCTGAAAACATATCAATATTAAAAATATCATATGTGGGGAAATAAATGATTTCTTTTACATTAGAGGTAATACCGTTATCCGCTAATTTTGGAAAAATAAATTCAGAAACAAAATTTCCATTATCATCCACATTCAATAAGAATGAGGATAAGTCAGTTAAATTATCATAAAATAATTTAACAACTGAACTTTTTGGTTTTATAAAAAAATTAATATTTGCATTCCCAGAACTATATGTTGCAACCGAACTAAATGGATCACCTTGAACTGATAAGAAGATTCCCGTTATATCGTCATTTATATTGGTTGGAAGTTTAGCGTTAATAATTGGGTATTCAACACCATTATAGTAAATAACATAATCTTTAAATGTTTTTGAGAAATTCCTATATTTGGTTACAGTTTCACTATCAGTTAAAGTTTTCCCATTCACAGTATATTCTATATTAAATGGATTAGAAAGTGTATAAAGATTGACCTTAAAATCTGATCTATTTTCAAGAGAATATGTAATATAATTTGTTACTGTTGGTATTGAAATAGAAACGGCCTGCGCTTTAATTGCTGCTGGGTAATTATTATATATCTCAATCAAAGAATTTTTTATTCTTTCTTTCAGTGAAGAATAAAGAACGTATTTATCAAGTTTTCTTTTATCAAATAAAACCTTAACCTTTATTTTTTCATCTACCCTGGCTTGTAATGTCGAAACGTATTCTTTACCTTTAAAATATGAAAGATTTCTGTTTGCAATATCTTCTACTGTGAAAGATTTAACAGCATTATTTTGTGCCGATTTCGGAGTTTCGGCTTGTCTTTGTTGTACTTCGCTATAATTAACACTTTTTTCAATACCAAAATTACCCAAGGTAAAAAATGGATCACCTTGTATTTCTGATTTACTATTCGCAAATTGGAGACCAACTAATTTGTCACCAAAAGTATCACTACCAAATGCACCGACTTTTCCTTGTAGGATAGTATATCTTAAAGCTTTTTCATATTGAACGAATGATGAACATGGTACATATTTTGATTCACCGTTGATAATGTATACGCGATACCCACTACAACCAAGCTTTTTGGATGCTTTAATTGCCTCATCGGGTGTGTTATATAAATCACGTATGATTTGATTGTTAGTAGTAAAAGTGAGATCAGCCATTTTATTATATTATATTTTTTATTATTAGGTCTTTTATATTATTTAACTATATTCTTTAAATCCGACGTATGATCAATGTTTGTGCGTTTTATTCTCATTTCAAATAATTTCTTATCAACACTATCTCTAATTTCATATAGATCATATTGAGCGAAAATATTTCCATCATCATCATAGAGAGAATAAATACCCGAATCTATATTTTTACTTTGATTTCCATATAATGCAACTGCTAGACTTTCGATATCATAATTTACCATTTCCACTTCAATTATTTGTGGTGAAAAATTGGTATTGGTTATAATTACATTCTGACCAATCTTTCCGATATATGGTGTTGATGTTGGTTTAAAGCTTGGTGCCGCATTTGGGGTGACTGTACAAAATAATTTTGACCCATTACTATAATAGATATATTTTACTGCTTTCTGTGAGGAATTAGCGGTTTGTACATTTGTTGGTTCTGATAGAAATGAAGATGTTACAATTCTATATAAATTCGGAATTTTAGTACCATCATTATTAAGATATTCAATTCTATATCCATCCAGGCCATTATTTACAAATTTATTAATAAAATTAACTGGTGCCGTACTAACATCGAAGACTAAACCTTTTATATCAGGGAAAGTCGCCAATTCAGCACAATCATTAATGGGTATTCTTATTTGTGTAGGTCTAATATATACTGTATAAAACCCTTTTATAGCAAATATTGTTTTAGGTAACGTTAAATTATATAACCCACCTAATATTTCTAGATCTGTTCCACCTAATGCCGTTGTGCTCATTACTGGCTTGATGGCATCCACACCGTTTAATTTAGTGACAGTTTGTGTTTCTGTCGAATTTCTTGTTTTTGAATATAGAACAATAACTTCTATATCACTTGGATCGACATCTGCCGCCCTTTTTACTCCAAATTGACCTATTGACATTATTTATATGTTTTTAAAATTATAACCTTTTTTATTTATTTTATAAAATCCGAGACCTATCTTAGTTAATTCGTTAATGTCTCTGACATTCTTTAGTCTTTTTATCTTTTCGAATGCACTATTTAAACCTCTATCTATAAATACTTCACTTACGATTTTTGGTTCTTCAACAATACCTTCAAAATATACAACATAAGGTAGATTCGCTTCGTCTATATTTGTTTTTTTATAAGTAAATATACTCATTCCATTATCTAAATCAATGTATTTTATTGGATTTTGTGTGTCCAAATATAGAACATACTCATTACCAATACCATCCAATGTTTCTTTTAATATCATAGCCGAACTATTCAAGCCAGGTAAATCAAATTTTATCATTGTTCTATTTTCACTAAACAGACTTACAGATGTTTTATCTGCGTATTTTATAATCAAATCAAACTTTGAGTCTGTGGTACCTGTAACAAAAATACCATGTTTAAAATGTTCAATAATTTGATCATATGTTGACACGTTTAGGTCAGAATTATTTACTATTGCTTCAATTGCAACTATTGTTGGATCATAAGTTGCATCGATACAAGACCCAGGTATTATAGTATTACTTTCTAATAGTATTGGTATCACCAAATCAGATGAGGCTATTTTTACTTCCATTTGTCTTTATATTTCTATTTACAACATTATTTTTTATATGGACACCACAATTAATTGGGATTATAACATCTTTCACATCATTATTATCGTTTGTAATTGACATAACAGCGTTTCCTTTCATATATAATTGTGAAATTCCCCAGAGACGTGCAATTACATTTACACCAATATATAAATCTAAATTTAAACTCATAACTTCATTTGGTGTAAAGTATACATCATCCCCACAACGACAACTTAATACTGACTCAATAAGATAACTCCTAGGCTCATATAATAACACCTGCGATGGTAGACCAAGATCAATGCCAATATTTTCGGGTGTGAGATATTTATTCTGAATAGTTGTGTTTAAAAAATCAATTTTAACATTGTTTATAAAAGTCTCCAAATATTTTGCTGAAACTGCATCAAAAAAACGATTATAGATTGAAATATCGCTAAATGTTGATTTCTCCTTAAAATAACTTTTTAATACATTTTGTTGATTTAAAATTTCAGATGGCACCACACCCACGATAGATACGAGAGCTTCAGACGTTTTATATTTAACCTTATCATTATATAGTGATTGATTATGACTATAAAATACATTATTATAAGTATTAAATTCAGTAGAGAATTCAACATCTTTTAAAAATAGTCTTCTAATCTTCCAGTTTACAGTATCAATATTTTTAGCCGTAAATGTCATAATTTCTTGATGCATGCCAAAACCATTACCATTAAATAAAGGAATCTGAAATTGTGAAATTTCTTTTGATTCTAAATTTATAAAACTCTCAGCTTTTTCTACACTAAATTTAATTGGGTTATCGGTTGCCGATTTTAAGACTACAATTTTTTCAACATAATCAATCGGTGTCGCATTTATTACTGGATTCTTTACCCAAAATTCATCAAAAAATACTTGATACAAATCAAACGAACTTCTTTCATGATCATACTCATTGGTAGTTGTGTTATACTCGTATATTTTGTAAGATTTTTCAACGGTATTCATTTTATATTTTAAGTACCTATTTTCTTGTTTAAAGTTATTCAAATCCAAAAACCACTTTTTTGCAGTTTCTTGTTCTGATGATGGAACTAATTGTATTTTATTTGAGTTCAGTGCATCCCAAAAAGATATTTTCACATAAAGTTCAGTATTAGGATAATCTTTTAAAAATAAGAAAGCGTAGCCTTCGAAACCTTCGGATAATTCAAACGCTGGTCTTTCTGTTATTACTGAATTCCCATTAATAAATTCGAATAAATTTGTATCTTTATTAACAAAAACTGGTATTGAAAACAGTCTGATTTGTGATTCAGCTAACGGTGAATCAAAAAATTCAAAAAGTAAAAATGAATAATAAAAATATGGTTTATCTTTAAATAACAAACTTTCATTTATCCACAAATCTTTTTTATCCCAGAACGGAATAACAAAAGAATTGTAGAAAATTGGCAAACCATTTACTTGGGGTCTTAAATATGACATGGACGCAACAGGATTACTAACAACATAAGGTTTATTCGATAACTGGTCAAATCTACTCATACCAACTTCCCCCCTTAATTCGGGTTCGAGTATCCCCGAAGGTTGTCTAATTTGAAAAGGGTCTCCGAAAGATTTTTGTGCTACAACACCAGTTTCATCTATTAAACCAAAAGCCTCTTTTGTTTTAGTAATATGTGAAATAAATGCACTTTCTGTGTAACCCGTTACTTCATTTAATTCATTATCTTTGAAGTGTCTTAAAAAAAATACATTAAAATTAATTTTACTATAAGTTGGTTGATATTCTACTACTTCAGAATCAACAACGCCATTAATTGCCAGAGTTTTACCTAAATCTAATAATTTACTATTATAAAAATCCCTATCTGAAGAATAATCTTCGGATGTTATACCCAAATTAAATTTAGTGTTGTTTGTCGGTATAGTAGACTTTAGCATTTTGTTTGTGTATATTTAGCATATGGTTTAGTCTCTTCAGCGTTGGCATTATCCAGACCATTATCTTTATTATTTTCCATCAATTGATTTCCATTAGTAATATCATTTTGATTCAACATATATTTTTTTGTGTTCCAAGATTCAGTTTTTACAAAAAAATTAATATCACTATACACATAAAAAGATCCATTCATGAAAGGTAAATCAACACCATTTCCATTTTCATCCATAATACCCACATCAAAAATATCTCTCCATATAAATTTTTCACTTTGTTTACTATATATCGCATAATCTGGAATACTATATGTTGTATCACTATCCTCTATATATGGTGATTCGTGTTTTATTTTAACTTTATAAAATGGTTGATATGAAAATATAATATCTTTATGTAAAAATCTATGTTGTATTTTAGTTATCTCAACCTCTGTCAATGCTTCTGTTGTATTTTCACACAATGAATGGTAAAAAACATCCCCAACAGCAATCCGTCTTGATGGTTTATTTTTATTGTCTGTTATTTTTTCTAATCCGTCATTTTCGGCTAATTTATTAATATAATTTTCAAAATATGATTCTGTATTGCTGAATATTGTATTATCTTTAGTACCAATCTTGATAATACCAATATAGATATCTGTCAGAGGAATACCTTTGTTGTTAACTAACCCTGTTATTTCAAGATCTTCATCAAAAATAAAATTCTTTATTTTTTGTTCAAAATTATTAATCGAAAATGCCGAATCTGAAAAATCGTCAATGATACCAATTACTTCAAGAGTTTTTATATAATATTCAAGTTTTTCTTTTTCAATAACTTTTGATACATAAAATTCAGGATTATTGATCAGCTTTTGTCTTGACCTTGTTCTACTAAAATTGGGTGATGGATTCTCTTCATATATTAAACCATTTATTAATATCTGATTATTTTTAATATCAGTAGCAGTTTTTTCAATCTTATAGTCAACTATTTTATTAAGATCCGTTGTATTATTTTTAGTTGATGGTGCGGTACTTGTGTTCACATGCATAATGTATGCTGGAGCATTTATATAAACTTTATCCCCAACTACATTTAAAATATCATATATTTTATTTTCCCAATCTTTTTTATTAACTCCCTCAACATATGCTCTATCACCTTCAACAAAATTATGACCAAATGGGAAATATAAAACAAAACTACTTTCAACCGTAGGTGAATAATATAACCTTGCTGGTAAGCCTTTTATAAAATTTAACGTTAATTTATCCTCAATGGTACCATCACTTATATTTGTTATCAATTTATTACCTTTTTGGTATATTATTTCATTGTTAGATGTAATACTTGTCGTTGGTATTCTCTTGGGTTGTAATATAACAATAGACCAATTATCAGTGTTCATGTCAAATATATCTTTTCGGATATTAACTTTAGAGTTATCTATAATTGTGTTTCTATAAACATCAAAATTAATGATTGGGTTAATTTTACCATATATTCTTATCTTTGAACAATTCTGTTTTTCAAAATCATATTGGTCTTGTTGATTAACATCCATAAATAAATTATATTCATACCTAATCTTATTTGGGGAAGAGAACATAATTCTTGTTGATAGATCAGTCTGTGAAGATCCAGCAATTTTTTTTTCACCTAATATTTCAACTATATCACTCATTTTATAAAATAATTAGTACTGATGTCATATAAGGCATTTGAACCTTTCCAAAGACCAAAATAATAATATTTACCATTATATGCATTATTATCAATGACCACTGTCGGTGTAACAATATTACCAGTGGTTTGTATTAAATCAATTTGTTTTTTATTTTCAACGTGTATTTTACTAGTGTCAATCGTAAGATTAATGGTTGTTGGTGTAATATTCCCAACAATACCACCTTTATTGTAGGAAGAATATACTTCATCTTTTATAAGATTAGGCAAATCGTCGCTAATATCTACTATTGAAATTTCCATTAAAGGTATTTTACTTTGACCTTCTCTGCAATTAATAAATAACCCAAATGTATAGTTAGGCGAAACGGCTTGATTGTAAGCCTTCTGGACGTTGAATGCATTTGCATTGGACACTTTACTCTTTGCCGTCTCAACTGCGAACAGCGACGCTCTAAATGCGTTTAGAGAGTTATCACCATAATTCCATGTTTCGTGTTTACCAAATATATTTACTGCTGGTATGATTGTTACCATATTGTTTGTCGAATCGAATGTAAATGTTTGTGGTATCATAAAATCATCAGCGCTAAATATAGCTTCAAATACATCACCAGAATTTTCACCACCTTCTTTTTGAACACCAAGACCAAAAAGATATTCACATAAATTAATATTTTCTTCGTATGTGAGACTTTTATCTATTGATGGAATACTCATAATGCTATTTGGTGTTCCAAAATAATCTTTTTTCTCGTTCCCATTAATATAAATTCTCGGAAATAGTATCGATCCAATAATTTCTGGATCAGAGTCAGTCGGTAAATGGTCGGAAGAATATGGAAAATTCCAAAAAGCACTCGCTTTATTTTGATTAAATTTGGGGAAGTATCTTATACTATTTCCTGGCATATTAACCCGATCTGATGAATGTTTATAGTGTTTTGTTTTTATTGTGTAAAATTTTCTTTTCCTATTTTTAATATCATATTCAAATAAACTACTTCCATTCCACCCACCAAGTTCAGGGTCACCATCAATTGTTGAGGGAATTCTTGCGCCTGGTAGTAATCCGTTAATAAAACCTCCGAAAGCACTTCTTCTTCCATTAAATTTTTCATTTATATCATAAATTTCAAAAGAATAATAAGCTTTCGTTGGGACACCAATAGTCGTATCCTTTGTTGGGATTAAATCACCAAATTCATTAACAGTATAGTAGTCCATATACATAGGTAAGCTAACTCTAAATACACCACTATATCTTGATGCTTTAAATACGCCTAATCTAACCCTACTTCCTGTTGTTAAATTTCTATCTAATCGGTATACAACAACCTCTATCTCTTGAAAAGGGTATATATCGCCCGTACTTGTTTTTGTTACATCATCTTCAGCTATTATTTCGGGATCTTGTTTATTATTTGTGTATTTATATTCCAAATCAATACCAAATCCACCAGTCGGTGCATGCAAATATCCAAAAAATATTGCTGTTGGTGTGTAATTAAAGTTGATTTTAAAATCACACCTGGTTATTCCCACATCACAAAAATCATCGTCACCCCAAAATGGAGAAACCGTAATTTGTCTTGTCTCGTGAAATATGTTTGGCATATCATCTATATTAGTTACAACATCAACGTCATAATTATTATTTCCATGATAAATAAAACCAGGTACCCGATACGGATCAACTGATTCTTGTTGTGTTTGACCTGTATAAACAGATGAATTTATAAATTGCCTTAAATCTTCAACGCTTTTATTGAGAGTCTGTTGTTCAACCAAATCATTAGCTGTTAGATCAAATGATTTAGTATCAAGGACATCAAAATCCATTATGATATCTTGTTGACCAACAGGAACACCAAAAATGATATAATCACCAGATTCGTTTGTGGTAGTTGTGTATTTGTAATATTTATCCATTATCTCAAGAGTCTGCGGATAATGAATAAAATCTGTTTCATCAGGAAAATTACCTATCGCCCTATGGCTCAAATTTTTTTTATTTCGTATTCTAGGAAATAGATTATATCTAACACCATTTGGATAAGTATCATATACAGTTTCAAATGGATATAATTCTTTTATTTCTGGTCTATCCAGATCGTCAACTGTTATTGGTATGAATATATTTACTTTAGCATTTTGTGCACCAAACCCACCATTTAACAAAACCCTTCCAGCGATGACACCAAAATCAGAACATTGTCTCGTGTACATATCAGAACTTGATATCTTTAAAGTAAGAACTTCAAGATTGTCAAATTCTTGTTCAAGTTTTAAATGAATAGTTTTATCATCAGATGTTAAATCTATGGGTATCCTTATATTTCTTTCCATTAGAATCCAGTCGTGTTTTGTGTCACTGGTATAACAAGAATATCCTTTTCTGGATATTTTATTTGTAGAATCTGCTCGCCAGTTGCTTTTATTGTTCCATCACTAATGTCAATTTCATTTGTAACAACATTAAGTAATGAATTTACATCCATACTAGTACTAGAATAATCACCACCAAATTTATTATATGCTTTAATATAATTTATATTAAGAAGACCATTTATTTGAGATATATTTTTAATAATAATTCCTATCAGTATACTTGTTCCAATATCCATCGTCTGTTTCGAAATTAACGATGTTATTACAGAAACAATCGATGATGTTACACTAATCTGACTACCGTCTTCAGTTAAAACAGATATTTCAAAACCAATATTAATAACTTGAGCTGGTTTAACATAAACATAATCATTTAATGCTCTATATCTTGATAGGTAATTGGCAACATTTTGCATTACCACTGAAGTAACCTGATCACTAATATTACCATCCGTGTCGGTTGAAAGTAAATTAATATTAATTATATTCTTAACTTGACTTGCACGTGCTTTTGTTGGTACACCGAATTTAGCTGGCATTCCAAGTAATACTGCTTTGTAATCATTTAATGTTATCGCTCTATATTGTGCTGCAAAATTATACGAAATGTAATATCTGAGTTCATCAATTGATGGTGCATCACCACCACCAATTGCGGGTGTTGTATTTGATACGATTAGTGAACCTAATACTATTGCATTTAATTTGGGGTCGGGACCGTTTATTTTGGATGAAAGTTGACCTACGGTTGTAATTGTACCAACGCCAACATTAGTATCTGCACCACCACCAACTCTATATTTAATATATAATGTTGTATTATTATAAGGTGCATAACCTAAACTATCATTATTTAAAAAGCTTTTAAGATCAAACAAGCCAGCATCAGCAAAGTCATCAAGAATATCGAGCCCTTGGTTAATTTGTGATCCAAAAGTTATTACACAAAAACCATTTGGTGTAAATTCTTTAATGAATCTTCGATCAACCTTAACATAAGAACCTGTATATACACCATTAACTGGTGTTGTGGTCTTGTCTTCAACAAAAACACTATCCTCTATCAAAGCAGGAACGTCGTACCATTTATTTATATCTGAATTGAATTCTTGGTTTGTTGGTAATGTTTGGAATGTTGTACCATTTTTATGAATAATCGATTCAATGCTCAACACATTATTTTCTGGTAATGTTATTTGATAAAAAGGTTTTGTGTTTGTTATAACTTGTGTGTATACTCTACTGGCGCCAGCAATTACTATTCCTGTTTTGGTGATCTTATAGGCACTAATCACATTATTAACATATATAGGAACTTTTGTTCTGTCCATATTACCAACCACATTATAATTTGATGCAAAATCAATATCAAATAAAAGCTCAAAACTGTTGTTATCTGAAAGGAATTGGGAACCAGCATATAGAATTGGTAGGTATCTCTTGTCTTCGGCGTCACCAAGCACAGGTACCTGAATAGTTAACTGACAAACGGCAATACTGGCTGCTTTTCCTGGCAACTTCAAACCATATGTTTTCGCAATATTATACAAGGATTGTTTTTCCTGTGCATAATCCAGTACCGTTTCTTGTAGTGCTCTGTCAATATGAAAATGTAAGTTATCTGCGATAGCAGCATTAAGATCAATTAAGACTGATAGAATGGATGCGTCATTATAATTTTGAATAATGTCTGGATAATATTGTCGAATTAAATTTATTTCTTCTTGTTTCAAAGAAGCAAAATCACGTTTAGAGTAATTTATAGTCTTGTTCATTTTATTAAAAAGTTAAAGTGACAGTACTTGATGATTCAAACGTTCTTGATTGAACCGTATAGTCTATTTTAATTGTAATTGTATGATGACTTTTATCATCAGTAAGATATTCAATCTTATCGTAATAAGTAGTTATATTTATTTTGTTTATTTTTAGATTGGGAATGAAATTCTCACATGCAGCGTTTATTTCATCTTCAATTTTTAACATAAGTTCTTCACTCATGGGTTCAAAAATATACTGATATAGATTGGTACCGAATTCTGGCATGAAATATCTACTACCTTTTTTTGTAAGCAGTAGATGTACTAAGTTGGCTTTGATTTCTCTTTCTGGTATTTCGGTTAACCCAAGATAATCGCCGTTATTACTATTAACAAACGGGAAATTAATCCCAAATGTCTTCTTTCTTATATCCATAAATCGCTTTATAGATAAATAGTACGAAAGTTTGTTTTTTTGTCAATAAGAAAGCCAGCAAAAATGATGGCTTTCTTTTAAAATACTTTATAATCCAGGTTCAATATATTTGACTAAACCATAAAAATTGTCATCTTCAGGTCTGGGTGTTATATCGCTAACATTATTGTTTTCTATTGGCGTATCTTTTACCACATTAAATTCTTCTGGTAGAACATTAGACTCATCAAATTCTTGTGGCTCTTCGTCATGTTGTTCCAAATTACTCTTTAAAAAATTCCTATAAACATCCTGTTGCTTTTTCTGTTGTTTCTTTTGTTTATTGACTTCAAAACCATTTTCACTCATAACGTCATCAGTGTCAATAATAATTCTGTCATTATCAAATTTACAGTTTTGGTATATAAGACCATCTTTACCAAGTCTATTTTTAAGAATAGTTATGGTAGCAATACCCTTTTCTTTTTGTTCAAGAATTTTACCAACACTCATAACAAAATGTGCAATCTGAGCTTTCTTTAATGATCCACCCATACTATCAACCTTAACAACTTCAATAACAGTTGATGAACGATTACCTTGTGTCGCAGTCCATGCGGCAACATTAAGTTCTTCGATAAGGGTTTCAAGCTTACGCATGATACGACCTTCATTCGACCATTCTTCTGTATCATATGCCTCTCTTTCCATTGAGACACAGTCTATATAATCCAACACTAAAAGATCTATTACTGTACCTTTGGCATTGAGTTTCTTTATGATGTTTTTTATTTTACCTAATGTAACACCATCAGCTGGTAATTTCTGTACGAAAAGATGATTATTTTTACCTTTTTGTTGTACCTTATTGAGTTGTGCATCGATAAGTTGTCTGGTTTCAGTTTTTTCAATATCGCTTAACGGAACACCACTGAATATTGTAAAATGCTTTCTCTGTATATCTTTTTGTTTATCTTCAAAGAATATATGTAAAACATTTCTTCCTGCTTGATACGCTTCATTTGCAATTTTGGTCAGCAAGGTCGAATTGTGTGTTACGATATAATCATCGGTTATGTATTCATGACTCGGATTCTCTACTACTATACACTTTGCTTTTTCCTTACCCTTGTATGTTATTTTGGAAATAAATTTAGATTTTCCGTATTTTGATCTGATGACACATCTTTCCAATTTTCTTTTGAGTTTAAAAGGTAATAAGGTTGTGTCAGTAAACGACATTGTTAAAACATAAGATGCACCACAATCAATTTTTAAACCATCTTTTTTATAATGTACGTTTTTCTTTTTTAATTTACAAAACCCACCTAAAGATAAAACAATTTCTAATACATCATTGGCTAACTGTTCGGATTTACTACTGAATTGAATTCTCCCATTTTTAGAAGCATATCCATCAGTATCCATTAAACCTTTAAGAATTTCTAATCTAACCGCAATTGTATTGTATTTATATGTGTCATATATATATTTATTATCTGATTTTAAATTATCTGAATAATAATAATTTAAATCATCTTTAAATTTTAATAAACTAATTTCGTATATGGTTTTGTTTAACGGATTTGTTGTTCGATCATAAAT